CCGACCTTCGCCCGAAAAGTCATATACTTCGTAGACAGTTACCCAGTCGTAAACACCAATACTAGCTGCGTTGACTTGAGACTGTGCGCGAATCTTATCTCGTAACCAACTGGGGTAGCCTCCAAAGTCAGCTTTCTCAGCCACCTTAGGTCGATACATTGAACCTCGGCCTTTCTTTTGTTTTGTCCGTTCTTTAAACTCTGCTTTAGTCAACACAGTAACTTCGATAAGATACCGGATGTCCTCCCACCTTGGAGCAGACATGTCAAAAAACACGAAGCGAGGATCTACACAAAAAAACTCAACTGCATTCTTATTAAAGTTCCAAACGCTTTTAAGAAACCCACGCCCACAAATGGCGGTGTGCGTAGCTGTTTTCCATAGCAGTCGATGCGTCTCATTGCGGGTCATTGTATCATTAACAAGAGCTTCACGAAACTTAGCGACTTCGCGCAAGTCTTCTTTTTTAGCCAATACAGATACCTGGGGATTTGTTGGACACACGTTGGCAATCATCGTGTCGATATACGCATACGGATAGTTGGTCTCGAAGTTAATCTCTTCTTCACCAAGAATCTCCCCAGAGCCTTGGGGCATATCTGAAGACCCACGCCAATACTCTGAGAGATACCAACTACGCCAGCGGTCCCAGGAGGTGCGCTCAACCCGAGTTTTACTTTTGTGGGTCTCAATAATCCCACGAATCTGCTTGTGTGTCAGTGCCATTATCGTTTCCTCCGGTACCGAGCGCGTCTTCGAGACTTACTCTTACCCTTTCGATTTGCTTCTTCCTTTCGGTATGCCTCGACCTGACTCCAGGTCATGTCCCGAAACAGTACAACGTTCTCTGTTGTACCATCGTCCTCTGAATTCTTCAAACGCCTCGGCGCTCGTCTAGCAGCAGCTACTGCCATTTGCAGTGCGCTTATTTTATCCCAGTGATGACGGTTGCGGCGCCTTTTGCCCGCGCCCTTTCCGTACAAAATCTCATTAGATGCAGCGCGCTCAACCCGTTTGTCGTGCTTGTAACTTGTCAACTGGTCTACCGTGTCTGCATCATGCAAGATCAACTCGTCCCGCAAACCCTCCTGTAGCCAAGACAACATCTGGTCCACAGACTTTGACGTCGCTGCGATACCCGGTCTGTACGGCTTCTCATAGTACAAGTTCTTGCACTCCATCTCTTCCAGAAGTGCCAAGACTGCAGCACCAACCCCGTTCGACTCGACTGCGATCAACGCATTGTTGTACCGGCGCCCTACCTCAAGAATCTTCTTCGAGAAAGGAATCGGCTCGGTGTGGTCTGCAAAACACGCTACCTGCGTCCACTCCCCGTCGTAGACCTTAAGCACCTGAAAAGCAGCATGGTCCCTAGCAGCATAACCAGCAGGGTCAACTCCGATGACATAGACGGCTCCTACCTGGGGGCGCTCATACTCTTGGTATGGTCCCACCCACTCTGTCAGCTTTGCCTCACGATGCCTCGTCAACAAACTCGGATGGATAACCGAAGTGCTTGCTGCAACCCAACACGTCACATCGTCAAACGGATAATACACCCCGAACAAGTCTGGGTTCCTACGGATCTCGGGGTCAATGTCCAGCATCAACCTACGAAAAGCTAAGTTTTCTTTTTCCAAGCCCAGGTGCCCGTAGCGTTCTAGCAAACGGATCTCTTCCAAGTGTAGCTCAGCACCCTCGGGCCAAGGCCGTCGGTTTAGCTTCGAGTCCCAGTACGGAAAGAAAGCATACAAGTTCCGACTAACACCACGTTTCGCATCCCGGCATTGGTCATGCCACCACTCGGCAGAAGGCGCGTCCATCGGCGCTGGCGTAGACTCTAGCACCATGAGGGAATGGTCCCGGTTAATCATCGATGGGTAAATCAACGTAAACTGCTCGCCGGCGTTTGCCCAATACGGAAGCTCGGACCCGTGAAAGCTATCAGGCGACTGACCAATACCAACAGCCCCCGACTCCCCAGACAAGACACGCATCTTGCCCCCAGTAACTTCCGAAAAGGTCAACTGACGAACCTCTCGGTTGGGCACTGTCGGCGCACGAATCGCCTCGGGCCACCGGGCATGACAAAAGTGAACCCTCTGATGAAGATACTCTGCACGAGCTTTGGTGTCTGCAATGCAAACATGGTCCCAACCCGGTGTGTAGGCTGTCTTCGAATACGCACACAACTCGGCGGTAAGGGACTTTCCTGCCTGACGATACCCGAGTAGCGTGAGCCATTTTGTTTGTCCGTGCTCCGTCTTCGGTGGATTTGAGAAGTATGCAAGCAAAGTCGCTTGCAGTCTGTTCGTTAACTTAAACGGATCGAACTTAACTTCCCGTCCAGTAGATTGATCGTGCACTTTCCCGTAAGCCCTAAGACTTAGAGACGGGTCAGCTAAGGCTGCAAGTGCATCGTTAACGGAGGCTTCACTCATCGTTCACGACAATCTTTTCAGGGATTTCAGGGATAGCATCTACCACAGTGTACGAAGCCTCAAGCTTCGGCGCCTCTCGTCGAACCGAGACCAACGCCGTAATGACGTCGCTGTACGCAGCTTCCGGTGTGCCCGCTGCTGTGTTCTCGGTGGCAATGGCTGTAAAGATTAGCTCGGTCCAGTGGCGAGCCTCCCGTGAAATGGCTGGCGTTAGGTTGCCCTCCACCAACTCTGCAAGCATCTGCTGTGATAAGTTTACCACGCTCTTGTAATCCGAAACCGGGTTCTCTTTGATGATCTTAGCAACCTCTTTCCGCTTCTCCTCGGGAACCAAGGTCAACCAACTGCGAAAGTCTGCACCCTCGCTGGCCGGTTGAGACTTCGTGTACTTCACTGGCTTCTTTGAACTCATGCTAACTCTCCGTAGTGAGGGGCACCTACGATCCCCATTGTAAGGCCTTTACGCAGTTTGTTCTTGCGTGCTCGAAATGTGCCCTGTTGAAAAAGCTTCCAAAACAAAGGGGATTCCGTCAATGTCAACAATTCTTTTTTATTCATGTACTGTGGCCCCACGATCAACTTGTGTCGGAACTTTAGTCTACGCAAGATGCCGCCCTCTAGTTGCGGAGGCCACGGTGTGTTCTCCCAATCAATGTTTAGTGCCCAAAGTTGAAAGCAAGGCTCCTTAGCCAAAAGCTTTGCACCCGCTACCAAACTGGACAAGACCCATGGTGGTGTGTCCCCAGTGATCTCAGCTAATCGCTTCAGCGACATGCCAAAACAATAGCTTCGTAGTAACTGTACATCGGGGTTGCACATGGTTTTCATGGGGACACAACCACGCTTGAACGAAGCTAACTCGTACGGATGAGGCGCGGGTAACTTTCCAAACGCAGCAATCACTTCCGGTGGATACGTACGAGGCGCAATCATCGCCGTAGGCTCATAGAACCACTGCTTGACCGTAGGGGTTTTGTCCAACCACTCCCGGAATGTAACGTAAACATTCGGATTAAACCGACGCTTGTACCTAGCCCAGCGATAAGGTGCTCCACGAATGTCTTCACCGTACTTGAGGAAGTAAGGTTGCACCGGACCCTTGGGGTAATCTACCTGCTCAACCCCACTTTCCGCGCGAAGTGCCGTAAAGAACAACGGAAACGCTACGTGAGCACGAGGCTCGTGGATGCGGCCCGTGTCAAAAAGGTAATACTCGGGACCTCTAGCTTTCATTCTCGGTCCACTGCTCCACAGTAATCAGTTTACCTAGTTCTTTTGGGCTAACGGGCGCGTCATCCCGCAACTTGATCCCCAACCACGGGCGATATGTCGTAGCTGAGCCCTTCTTCGAGGGGCGTCCCTGCTTGAAACTGCGCTCACGCATCAGATTCGCGAAGAATCGGGGCTTCATCGGGTACTCATGGTTGTCTTCACACCAATCCACGTAGGCATTGTACAGATTTTTGGGGTTAATCGAGTGCTCGGCGGCAATATCACACCGATCGTCGAAGAATGGCTTCATCAAGTCCAACTCTTCCCGGTATTCTTGAGTCGCTGCCAACACCGAGTCCGGTGCGTTGAGCCCATTCCGCTGCCAATCCAAACATCCCGCCATGACTCGGTTCATAATCCCAGGCAACTCACCCATTAGCTTGCTTTCTAAGTCCTTATCCTGCCGAGACTCGGGGATGTTGACCTCAAACGGGACCAAAAAGACTCGACGCCAGATACCTTCGTCGTTGCCTTTGATGACTGGTTTGTGGTTTGCAGCCAACCAAAGCTTGTGCGTAGGTAAGAACTCGAAAAAGTCCTGCTTCATGTAGCGTGCTTTGAGTGGGTCACCCCCTGTCATCTGCTTAATCGAAGCCTCAGCAAACGCTCGACCCCGCTCAATCTCCGTACTCACCACCATGCGCGCACCCATTAGGTCCGCAACCTCCGTTGGGTGTCGGCCTGACTTCGAAGCCAGCAACAACTCGGGGGCAGACTGCTTGGAGTACGTGCCCAGCATCTTTTGGATGGTGTTCAGAAACGTAGACTTACCGTTCGCGCCTGTCCCGTAGCAAAACAAAAGCTTCTGCTCGCGCACAGAGCCCGTGAGTGAGTAGCCCAAGTACCGATAGATGAACGAGATGAGGTCCAACCGCCCATCCAGAATCTCGTGTAAGAAGTTATCCCACACAGGGCAACTTGCATTAGGGTCGTACTCGACGGGACAGATTTTGGTAATCAGATCATCCCGGTTGAATGGAAGTAGTTGGCCCGTGCGCAAATCGATTGTGCCATTGGTTACGTTTAGTTTCCAGTGGTCTGAGTCGAACTTCTTGATCGGAACCGAGACCCCAAGCTCATTCGAAGCAAGACTCACCATTGAGTTCAGTGAGCCCGCTGATTCTGACTTCACTGCGTGCTTAAACAACTTCTCAGCCCGGTTGCTGTCGTTTTCTGAAGCCGCTTCGATAAATATATCGGCGACAGTCTCCTCCGCAAGACGCATGGTGCGGCCTGTCTCGTCAACTTCCCAGCGCTTACCACTCCAGTTCAGCCACTTCTTCCAGCTTGGGATGTATTTAACTTCCCGACCAAACTTGGTGACCATGCGCTTGGCGTTACCTAGGTCTGTGAACCCAGGCATCTGTGCGGAAGAGCCCACTTGCTGCTTAGGCCCATCGTCATCGCTAGAACTAGACGACCGAAACTTGCCATATTTATCCTGAAAGGCTCGCCACCCTTTCCGTCCGGAGCCAACACAGTTGCTGTGCAAACATCCCGCATACACTTCCCCGCTATGCGTCTGCACGATATAGGCGCTACTGTCATTGTGGCTCTCATCAAATGGACAGTGAGTCAACACCCACTTGCGTCCCTTATCCCCCCAAGTGATTGCGTCTCCAACTGTCGGTAGATGAGCATCAATCCAGAGGTCGAGGCGACGAGCCTTCGCAGAATTTAAAGTTCCCCTGTTCTCCGGTGCCCGCTTTGCAAACTGCTCGATCAGTTTTTTAGGCACTCGGTGGATTTCTTCAGGGATGTTAAGTACCCGAGCAAGCCTATGGGGCCGCTCTTCTACGTCCGCTCCTTTGCGGACTGCAGTCCCGTAGAGCTTCCAAATGCGCGCGGGATTGTATACTTTTTGATCAATTGTGACCCCATCCACGTCGAAAAACAGACTTAACGCAGAGTAGAACCTACGCAGGATAGAGTCTTTTGGTTTCATGTTGATTTTGTAGACGAGGTGAACCCCGTTGCCCGAATCACCCACGATGGGCGCGGGCCAACCTTCGGCCCCGAGTGCACGGTAGATGGTGCGGGCTACACCAAACGCCTTTCGCTTCTCGTCTTCGCTTGAACCCACGTGAGAGGGACGAACAGGATCAATGTCAATCAGCAGATAGGTATGCTCGGTTACATCATCGTCACTGGTTGCTGGTAACCCTTGGGTCATGCGGTTGGGACTGCGCGCGAAGAGGGCTGGGTTAATCCGATTGGGAGTTATATAAACTCCGATAGCTCCCTTATTAGAGTCGTCTGTAGCTGTTGCTGCTAGTATTTCAAAGTCGTCGAAGTAACCAGAAAAGATACGAGGCTTGCCACCATAAGGGTTGGGCATGAATGAACGCAGTTCGACAATCTGGCCATCGTCAAACAAAGCACGGAGGGTCGCCAGGATTTCCTGACGGTTAGCTTGGGGGGACTGCATGGGGGGAGACTCCTATTCGCCGAAAAGATCCTCTTCGATATAACGGGGGGAGTTGACAGGATACACCACATCCTCGGGGGCAGATGTTGTGATCACGTTTAAGACAGCCTGCTTGCGCGGAGATGCGTTTGCCTTGAAACGAGCGTCTGACTCATTAAGCGTCTTCAAAGCTTTCCGAGTGTTGTTAGCTACATAAGCTTTCAAGTTGTCGTGAGAAATACGCCAACTACTGCCAAACTTTACTGCAACTAACTCACCACGACGGATTAAGTTTCGAACCGTGTTGACATGAACGTTGAACTTCTTCGCAACGTCTTCGATAGTATATACTTTCTTAGATGCCATTGTTATCCCTTGTAAGAATGAGTAGCTTAGTGGTTATACTCTAGTGGCCAGAAGCTGTCAACCCCCTTTTTACTAAAGAGCCCTAAGACGTGCTGTGTAGTCACAACGCGCACAGGGCTTTCTTCAGGTAAATTCTAGTCTTGACAAGTTCTTTACGGTCTGTAACCTATTGTAACCTTGTCTGTAACCCTCGGATATGTTACCTTGAACCCAGCTAAGCGCAGTTTGGCGAGGCCGAAAACTACAGGTTACAGAAAAGTTGGGTTCCTATATATATAAAAGTATATATATGTGTGATGTACATAGGGGTAAAACGTAAGTATATTAAGGGTTTCTTATACGCGGAATAGAAATTCCTTGTAACTTGTAACCTTAAATGACTTATTAGAGTTTGAACCTAGACTAATTGAGGTTACAGAGTAGGTTACAGGATGTCAAGAAAGTGTAAGGCTGTAACCTTGCCCGTTGAACCTAGGTTATTTGGGAGCATAAATCGGAACGGTAGAATAGCGAAAAATGGATTGGCGGGTTTTTACCTCCTATACTTAAAACAAAAAGGGGTACCCCAAAAGGGGCGATGCTATAGCTGTGGCGCTGGGCTGGCTGGGGGCTGGCCTGTGGGTGCGGCCGTGGTCCCCTGGCTGGGTCCGCTCGTGTGAGCGCGACCCGTGGCCCGTGCGCGGGGAAGGATTACCAGTGGCTCGGGAACTCTGCGCCATAGGCACCAACTAACCACCGATAGGTTTCGGATTGTCGCGTCTGGCGATGGTTGGGATAGTCGGCGACGGAGCTAAAGCGGTAGCACTCGACTGTCCCCGAGGGAAGTTGGCGCGTGATAAGGACGCAGACCGAATTGCGATACCACTTGCTTACGATGGTTCCATTGTGCGTTGTGTCGCTCTGCCCCGCTACCAGGTGACTTGTCTCGGGCATTTTGTCGGATGAGGTAAAGGGCTTGAACATGGGTTTTTCTCCTGGTTGATTCGTTGTTTGTTGA